ACAATTCCAAGACTAGCATTATCAATTCTCCCAAAAGTTAAAGACGCACAGCATCAAAACCCATGCAAGAATCATTCCAGAATCAGACACAATCCCTAAGTGCTTGATTCATAACGATATTATTTTCTGATTAAGAATCGTTCTCATCTATTTATCTGTCCCTAATCCCTTGAATGGTGCAATAATGCACCGAAACAGGGAAAATCTGCGCTAATTTGGTGCATCTCTCCCAGAGCTTTATATGCACCTTAATAGCTTCTTACTTACTCTGCCCAGGTTTCAATAGCTTTAGCCTATTGGCACAGATATTGCCTTTGCAAGAATCATGCCATGTTGCACTGCACATATTGCACCACAGCATCTGCATATGCAAATATATGGATAAACGCATACGGGGGAGGGGGCTATGCCAAAGCCTGTAAAGTGCCGGACCCTACAGCACACAACAGAAGGTAAAATAGGAATTAAATACCCTAAAAACGCCCTAAATAGTACGAAATAGGACTGGATTACCACTGTAGAAATTGCCTTATAAATCAATAACTTAGGTTTGTGCAGACCCAGCAGGTCGTCTAAAAAGAAAAGGGACAGGTTGACCAGTGCTCTCTAAGCCCTAAAGAGGGACAGATAAGAAGAAATGACTTGACAAAACCTAAAAAATATGCTATAATATACTTGTAGTAAAAAAACAACAAGAACTAACTATATAGATCTGAGCAGTTGATCGCCTAAGAAGTGAATTGAAGTTAACAGGTATCAAATAATAATTATTATTAATATTCACTTCTAGTCTCTGATTAGTAGTCAATATCCTACTACATACAAAAACAAGCTATGTAGAAACTATATAGAGGAGAATTTAGTGTCAAACACTGAACCTCTGTCTGATGTGTCTGTGTCCCCTTCAAAGAGGAAGCGTGGCAGACCCCGTAAGGCAGACATTGAAGCCAAGAAGAATAGAAACGTAGTAGGAAGACCTCCCGGAGAGGCTGCTAGGATAAAAGAATTCTATGCTCGGTTACTGTCTACTTCAGGCGAGAAAGTAATCGAGACTGTTCTTAGGAAGGCAATGGATGATCAGGACAAGGATCAGGTTGCCTGTCTTAAGATGTGTATCGATAGGCTACTGCCCTTGAGTCACTTTGAGAAGCAGGGGCAGGGTAGGTCCAACGCTATACAGGTGCAGATTGTTACCACTGGTACTCCCCAGATAGCTGCTAGGGAAACTGAACAGATTGACTATGAAGTAGTGGATATGGAGGGCTCTGATGGCGAACCTCAGAGTTGAACTCCATCCAAAGCAGACAGAAGTATTTAATGATGATCATCGGTTTAAGGTAGTAGCTGCTGGTAGACGGTTTGGTAAGTCAAGGCTTGCTGCTTGGACCCTCATCATTGAGGCACTAAAAAGTAAAGAGAAGGATGTGTTCTATGTTGCTCCAACTTTTCAGCAAGCTAAAGACATTATGTGGACGGTTCTTAAGGAACTTGGACATGAAGTTATCAAAACTGTCCACGAGAATACGGCGGTAATAACTTTAGTAAATGATAGAAAGATTTACCTAAAAGGGTCTGACCGTCCAGATACAATGCGAGGTGTTGGTCTAGCGTATGTCGTAGTTGACGAGTACGCTGACATGAAGCCTCAAGTGTTCGAGCAGATCCTTAGACCAGCACTGTCAGATGTAAAGGGTGGAGCACTGTTCATTGGTACACCGAAGGGCAGGAATCACTTCTATGAGTTGTATCAGATGGCTCAGAGGGATGAAGACGAGGACTGGGTGTCCTTTCACTTTACTTCTTTTGATAACCCTCTTCTCGATCCTAAAGAGATTGAGGCTGCAAAGAAGTCAATGTCTTCCTTCAGTTTTAGACAGGAATACCTTGCTAGTTTCGAAGCAGCCTCCTCGGACCTCTTCAAGGATGAGTGGATACACTATGTTGACAGTGATGATGTTCCTGACGATGGGCAGTACTATATTGCTGTGGACTTGGCTGGTTTTGAAGATGTAAGCAAGCAAGCCAGTAACAAGAAGAAGCATCTGGATGAGACTGCGATAGCTGTTGTCAAGGTTTGTTTAGATGGATGGTTTGTAGATACTATAGTGTTTGGACGATGGGATATCAAAGAAACCGCAAACAAGATATTAGAAACAGCAAGAAGTTACGATGTGCGGCTAGTAGGTATAGAGCGGGGAATGGCCAAGAACGCCGTACTCCCGTACCTACAAGACTTGATGAAGAGGAAGTCGTTTTTCATCTCAGTGACAGAACTGACACATGGCAACAAGAAGAAGACGGACCGCATAGTATGGGCTTTACAGGGACGCTTCGAGCATGGAAGGATTAAGTTAGTTAGAGGCGATTGGAATAAGCAGTTCGTAGATCAGCTCCTTAACTTCCCTAACAGCGCGGTACACGATGACTTGATTGATGCCTTGGCCTATATCGATCAGATCGGCATCACAGAGTTTACTGACATGATTGAAGAAGACGATTACGAACCCCTAGACACAGTATCAGGATATTAGGAGCTAGCATGGAAATCAAAATGATGGAAGAAGAAGAGATGGTTCCCCTTAATTGGGACTCTCTGATCACTAATGAAGGCGTATTCGAGGCTATCAAGGAAGAGTTAGATGCTCTGTCCCCCTACTGCATGATGAAGATTATCACTGCGGCTAAGGGAGAGGGCCTCAAAGACGCTCAAATCTTTAAGCCTATGACTAAGGAAGTAGAAGTCGAATACGAAGAACTAGAAGAAACAGACCCTTTCGGTGACACCACTAAGGACTAAACATGGCTGATTTTAAAGAAGACCCAGTATCAGAATCAGATAAAGAGCTAGTAGCCTTTATTATTGATCATTGTGATCGGTGGCGTGAACACCGTGATACCAACTATCAGGCTAAGTGGGACGAGTACGAGCGACTCTATTACGGAGTATGGTCTGACGAGGACAAGACCCGTGAATCAGAGCGCAGCAGGCTAGTGTCTCCAGCTATCCGTCAAGCAGTAGAGAACAAGACCTCAGAGATCATTGAGGCTACCACAGGTCGTGGTGAGTTCTTTGAGCTAGAGGATGACGCTGCTGACCAAGAAGAGATGGACATCGAGATGGTAAAGACCCAGCTTCACGATGACCTAAAGAAGGACAAGGTAGATAAGACTTGGGCAGAGGTTAACCGCAACGCTGAAGTCTTTGGCTTAGGTGTGGCAGAGATCCAGATCAAGTCTAATATGGAACTACAGCCTGCTATGCAGCCTATGCCTAATGGTATGGGTGCTGCTATTGGTGTAATGGAAGTAGAGCGTGTATCTGTTCCTGTCAAGTCAGTACACCCTCGTAACTTTGTCTGGGACCCTAACTCTGAGACTGTAGAAGATAGCCTTGGGGTAGCTGTTGAGGAGTACACCAGCCTCTTTAAAGTAGTCAAAGGGATTGAAGATGGGATCTATCGAAAGGTTAATATTGGTCCTGAGTTTAGTGATACTGATCTTATCCCAAACCAGTTGGACTCACTCTACCAAGAAGACAAGGTACGAGTCCTTCGCTACTACGGGTTAGTTCCTCGTGAGTACTTAGAGCAGTTAGAGAACGAAGATGGTGAGGTAGCTGACCTGTTCCCAGAGGATAGCGCAGCAGACCAGTACGCTGATATGGTTGAGGCTGTAGTCGTTATCGCCAACGGGCAGTACCTGCTCAAGGCTGAAGCCAACCCATACATGATGAAAGACCGTCCTATCGTGACCTATGTACCTGAGAAGGTTCCGGGTAGGTTAGTAGGTATGGGAACCGTGCAAAAGGGCTACAATATGCAAAAAGCTATTGATGCCCAGCTCCGTAGTCATCTGGACTCTTTAGCACTGACTACGGCCCCTATGATGGCAGCAGACGCTACAAGGCTGCCCCGTGGTGTGTCTTACAAGGTTCAGCCCGGAAAGACCCTGCTTACCAACGGTAACCCTAACGAGATCCTCTTCCCGTTTAAGTTTGGATCTACTGACGCTGGTAATATCTCTACCGCCCAGCAGTTTGAGACCATGCTCCTTCAGGCTACAGGAACCCTAGATAGTCAGGCGATGACCCGCTCTGTGGCCTCTGGAGAGGCTGGAGGGGCTTCTATGTCCTTGGCTATGTCTTCTATCATCAAGAAGAATAAGCAGGCTCTGATGAACTTCCAAGATGACTTCTTGATCCCTCTGATTAAGAAGGTAGCCTACCGTTATATGCAGTTTGACCCAGAGCGTTACCCGTCTAAGGACTTCAAATTCACCCCTGCCAGTACCCTTGGCATGGTAGCTAGGGAGTACGAGCAGCAACAGTTCATTGGCCTGCTGCAAACCCTTGGTCCTGACAGTCCTGTACTGCCATTGGTCCTAAAAGGCATCATCAAAGGCTCCAGCCTGTCCAATAAGGAAGAGCTTGCAACAGCCCTAGACCAAATGAACCAGCCAGATCCAGCCCAACAGCAGATGGTAATGGCCCAACAGGAGGCTCAAATCGGGCTTCTACAGGCTCAGATAGCTGAACTGCAGGGTAGAGCACAGGAAAGCCAAGCAAACGCTCAGGAGAGCCTTGCAAAGGCCCAGAAGACCAGTGTTGAGACCCAGCTTATGCCTGAAAAGATGCGGATTGACGTGATTCAGGCTTCTTCTACGAACCTTTCCAACGAGACTACGGATGATTTTGAGCGCAGGATCAAGCTTGCCAACGTAATCCTGAAGGAACGGGAGCTAAAAACCAAGGAAAACATCGTAGAAGCACAAATGAACAAAAAAGTACAGTAAACACTTGACTTTTTAGTAAAAGTGTGGTATAATTAATACACTGTTGTAGAAATACAACACAGTCCTATTTAGGAGAAACTGTGGATAAAGACATTCAGGAGTACTACGAGGCTAGGTTTGACATGATGGCCTCAAAAGGATGGCAAGATCTGATTGAAGACACCCAGAAGATGCTGGATGCCTACAACAAGATCGAAAGATTGACAGGTGTGGAGGACTTACACTACGCCAAAGGACAGTTAGATATCCTAAACTGGGTAATAAACCTTAAGCAAACTTCGGAAGAAGCCTATAGGGAGTTAACAGATGAAACGGATATTTGAGTTCAGGTGTGTAAAGAGTCATCTCACTGAGAAATTGGTCGATGATGAGGTTCGCTCAATAGAGTGTCCCCATTGTCGCAATGAAGCTTCTCGTATTATCTCGTCACCCCGTATCAGTCTGGAGGGCATCACAGGTGCGTTTCCTTCAGCGTGTGATGCGTGGGCTAGAAAACACGAAGAAGCAACTAGAGTCGCTTATAAGAAACAGCAAAGCTGATTCCAAGTGACATTTTAAAGTTCCTAGAATCCGTTGTGGACAGGAGGATAATGTGGCTGCAACTTTTACCGATACGCAAGAAGAGTTATTTGAAGCAAGTGATATTACTCAGCAAGAGACTCAGCAAGTAGCTGAAGAACCTCAGACTGAGACAGTACAGGAAGCTGCTCCTGCAGAGGAGAACCTTCCAACCAAGTACAAGGGCAAGACTCTTGATGAAATAATCAAGATGCACCAAGAGGCTGAGAAGCTAATTGGTAGACAAGCCCAAGAAGTTGGTGAAGTACGAAAGCTTGCAGACGAACTCATCAAGCGACAACTCGACAATAAGAAAGAAGTTGAGGTCACAAAAGAAGACGAGATCGATTTCTTTGAAGATCCGAAGAAGGCAGTAAGCCGAGCAGTAGAATCACATCCTGCTATTCAAGAAGCAAAGCAACAAGCTTTACTATTGAAACAGCAGCAAACGCTGACAAAGTTACAACAGGAATTTCCTGACTTTCAGCAGACAGTAGCTGATCCTTCCTTCGCGGAATGGATTAAAGCCTCACCAGTGCGTATGCGGTTGTATGCTGCGGCTGATGCGGACTTTGATTTTGATTCAGCCTCTGAGCTATTGACAAGTTGGAATTATGTTAAACCTAAAGCCGTAGCCCCTGCTTCTGCTCCTGCGCCAGAGATTAAAGCGGCACAGAAAGCAGCAGTCAAGTCAGCTACAGTTGATGTTGGTTCTAATACTGGTGCTACTTCTGCAAAGGTCTATCGAAGAGCGGATCTAATCCGTTTACAACTGGAAGACCCAGATCGTTATTACCAGCTACAAGATGAAATTATGGCTGCATACGCTCAGGGTCGAGTTAAATAAACTTAATCATTTAGGAGATTTAAAATGGCTCTTGGTACCGATCACGTAACGAAAACGACAGCGGATAAATTTATCCCTGAGATTTGGTCTGATGAAATCATCGCTGCTTACAAAAAGAACTTGGTTGCTGCTAACTTGTTCTCGAAAATGTCTTTCAAAGGCAAGAAGGGCGATACGCTTCACATTCCTAAACCCACCCGTGGCGATGCTGCTCAGAAGACTGCATCAAGTCAGGTAACTCTTATTGCTGCTACTGAGACCGAAGTTCAGGTTCTCATTAACAAGCACTATGAGTACAGCCGCTTGATCGAAGATATTGTCGAAGTTCAGGCTCTATCTTCGCTGCGCCGCTTCTACACGGACGATGCTGGTTATGCACTAGCAAAGCGTGTTGACGTTGACCTGATTCAGCTTGGTCGTGGTGTTAATGGTGCTACCATTGGTACGAATGACTACGCTACCTCTGCTGCAAGCACGAATGCTTTCATTGGTTCGACTGGTGCAACGGTATACAACTCCAGCACGTCTAATGCTGCTGCTTTAGGTGACTCAGGTATTCGCCGTTCCATCCAGCGTCTTGATGACCAAGATGTTCCGATGACGGATCGTTTCCTGATTGTTCCTCCTTCAAGCCGCAACACCTTGATGAGTCTTGCTCGTTTTACTGAGCAGGCTTTCGT